GTCAAGCACCATTTGACCAACAACAAAAGTTGATGATGGAGTTTTTTGAAAAACGAATTAATTCATTAGAAGAGCAAATTGAGAAAATTAAAGACACGCAATTAGAAATTAAACAAAAGAACGGACACTGAGATGACAACAGAAATGGTTTGCATTACACTATTATTATATGTCAATGGCGTAGTGGAATCACACGTTGGACATCATAAAATGGTAGATTGCTTAAAAGCAAAAAAAGTTAGTGAGAGAACTTATGATGGCGGAAAGCCATTTAGGTTTACTTGTCAGAAACGACTCGTAGAAGTTGGCAAAGACGATAAAGGTAATAACTATATCGTTCGTTTGTTAGATACAGACGAGAATCCACGCATTAAAGCAAAGAGTGTAACTGAGAAACTTGGAGGATGATATGGTCAAAGAAGCAATCGTACTATTAATGTTCTTTGGCAGTCCTCTTGAATTAAAAGAATACACTGTACGTGATGGTCTAAGTGAATGCCTTGGTGCAAAGAGAACAATCTCTCGCAATGTAAGAACTCCAGGAAAGACAGAATACAAAGGCACTATGAGATTGGCGTGTAAGAAACTTACAGTGAAAGTAGACGAAGATGATCGTGTACTAGAATTTGTAAGTGTTAAAAAGAATGAGTTAAAACCTTTCTAAATCTTATAAATACTATTGAAAGCGATTTACATCATATTACTCGTGAGTTATATCTAACGTATAGACCACGGGTAGATCGACATGTTTGCAGAAGCAATGGCTGGAATTGCGCTTGTTAAATCAGGCGTAGAATTTATTAAAAGTAATATTCAGACTGCACAAGATATCGGTAGCTTTGCTGGAGCTATCGATAACATGTTTGCAGGCCAAGAAGCAATCAATAAGAAAAGATCTAAGAATTCTGGTGTTGGTGTAAAAGACCAACTCGGAATTAAATCTGTTGCTCAAGAAGTAATTGATGCAAAGTTAGCAGCTGAGGCAATGGATGAAATGCGTCAGCTAATTGACAATCGTTTTGGGTTCGGTACTTGGAAGAGCATTGTAGATCTCAGAGCACAGCGTATAAAAGAACAAAAAGAAGCCGAAGAGCTAGCTCGAAGAAAACAAAGGCAGGCAAATCAAGAAAGAGATCATGCTATTAAGACCGCGCTTAGTGCAATTGCAGCAGTAGTGGTTATAGGTGGAATGTTTGTTGCAATGGTCTTCGTCTTTACAAACTAATGACAGCATTCATACTCATTACAGGCTTTATCATAGTTATGGGCATAATCCTATGGGGAGGATGGGTAATCGAGCAATCGTATGATTATCCAAGCATTCCTGAGACTGAGCTCGAAAGAAAAGTTTCTTCTCTCAAAAGGAGATATGAGGAATTAAAATGGAAGCTGTCTTAATATCAGTTGCCTTATCTTTCGTCGGAGCAACTCACTCTTGGTCTATATGCAATAACTGCTTGGTTACAGTTTGTGAGTATCGCATGGATCCTAAAGTCAATTACTACAAAAGCTGGTATCCGACTGTGCTACATGTTCCGTATGGCAGTCGGTGTCCAGCTTCTGTAAAGCAAAAAATTTATAGACCTAAGAAGAAGCGCTAGTCCTCTATATCGTGAACATAGAGTTGAATTAGCGCGTAGTGTAGGACTTTCATCAAATCTTTTCTAGCATCTGATGCTAAGCCTTTCTTACCATAACGCTGTGCATACTTCAGTACATTACCAATACAGAATCCTGTACCGTGGCCACCATCAATGATAAACTCCGTAGCTTGAAATTTATCTTTAGAGTAGTGTGAGCTGTACGTTGAATCGATGTATTCCTTAAACTCATCAATCAACTCGCCTTCATTAAATTTATATTCCATTACGATCCTCTCGTATAAATGTAAGCTTTGAGTACGGAAGCATTCTCTATGCCTCCAACAACAGTACCCCAATAAGTGTAAGACACTGGTCCTTTTGACGTAGGAGTCTTCATCTTCTTATAAGGCTTACGACCTTTCAAACAAACACGATATCTTTGGTTACTACCTGACTGCTTGAGCCAAGCGTTAAACCGTGACACCATGTGCTTTACCATTTGTAATTGGTCCATATCTTCGGCATCATCTCTTGCAAATGATCCGACATAAGCATCAGTCAAGTAACGTGGTTTTTCAATTGGCATTGTAGTACCTTTCATATTCTTTCAAATCATTCTGAATGACATCATATTCTTCAACTGCGGCTCTTGCCTCAAGCGACATCGGCTTGAATGCATCAAACGCTAAAGCACAGAACTCGTTACGAGAAATATTGTAATTCTCTTGAGCGAATTCTTGACCTTCCAAAGCGGCTGCTTTCACTTTACCCATAATATACTCCTTACCATACTAGCAAAATTGGAATTGCTACAACGACTACACAAAAAATTAAACCAGCACAAATTTGCTCAACGTTATGTGACATAATAAATCTCCTAGAAACGAATTGATGCGAGAGCGATAGCAGTTGTATCTGCTTCGATACCTAGCTCTTTAGCCAGCATATACTGCAGAGCTTCAGGCTTAGTACCTTCGGGCTTTGTCATACAAAACGCGATAATAAATCTCCAAATGTCATTTTGAGCTGGATTTTGAAATTCGTACTTAACCATAATTTTCTTCCTTTTCCATTTTATAGATCTATTATACCACAGAAAAATTCAAATGTAAACAAAAAAGTGCATTTTTATTTTGAAGGAAATCAATCACTTACGTTTTTTTCTTCAAAAGGAAAGATTTTATTAATAACTTTACCACACTCAATGGCCAGATCCATGTGTTCTTTCTGAGTACCATTAGCCGATCTCAGTTCAATGTAATGAATCCAGCTACGAATCGTACCATTTACATAGAGTCGTGACTTAGTCAGTCCTTCCGGCAGTACTGCTCGAGCCTGTTCTTTTGCGATGCCGTTCTCAATAGCCCAATCATATGCAGACTTCGCGTTATCAATTACTTCTTGCTGCCTAGCGTTCCAAGCATAATGTAATTCGCTTTCATCATCTAGCTCGATACTATTTTGTCTATTCTTTGTATCCTGTAGACGTGCTTCTCTCAATACAAAATCATTATCAAGATCACGAATATCAGCATACCGCTGGCTAAACTCTTGAAAGGAAAATGACCTGTGTCTGAGGAGTTGTCGTGCAATGTCTCTCGTTGTTTCGATTTCGAGACAGGCTGATGCCATTTCGAATGGTGACCAGTGCTTGTGTTTGATGAGGTATTTGAGTAGGCGTTCCGTTGTTTCGGAGTTAATCTGGTTCGCTGGATTGGAGACACGGGCGCAATACGCGATGAGATCTTGGACATCCTTTCCGACATAGAGTTCTCCTTCTACTGGTTGGCTATAACTAATTATTCTTACGTTCACAGTTTGAATCCTCCGAATTTTTCTTGAGACACTCTTTCGCCACTCTGTGACTTGTCAAATACAGGAGTGTCATCAGTAAGATTTTGTTCACTTTCTTCTACGTCGTATAAACGCATTTTAGCTCGATCAATACCGACTACAAATCGCTTGTGCATTGTTGGATCGTTATAGCGATTCTTCAATTGCTTGACCATCATCTGTCCGTCTTTTTCAAGCTCTTCAGTTGAGATCAAAGCAAACATTAGATCTGCTGTAGCGGGTAATCCAAAAGACTCGGACGTATCTTCAAGCCCAACATCCGAGTTACCATAACCAGAACGAGTCGTTTGCGTTGCAGAGAAGATCGGTACTTCGAACTCGACCGCAAGGCCACGTAGCTCTTCAGCAATTGCTTTAATGTAAGTATATGAATTGATAGATCCTCCCATAGCTTTCATTCTTGATGAAGCACAGATGTTGAGATAGTCAATAAAGATAATATCTGGCATAAATTGCTTCTTAAGTTTTAGCTCATTAAGCAGAGCACGAAAATGACCAGAGTGTGCAGAGCCAGTAGGATATTCTTTTACAATAAGTCTGCCGGTTGTCTTACGAGCAAGATCGGCAACCTTTGTAGTAAACATATCCTTTGACATTGTTTCAAGCTGGTCAATTGGAACGTTGAGTAGATTGGCATCAATACGTTCAGCAATTCTTTCTTCTGCCATTTCCATTGTAATATAGAGGACATTCTTTCCTTCTACTAGAGCTGCAGCACCAACATGACACATAAAGAGAGATTTACCAACGCCAGTCCCAGCGAGAGCAATATTAAGAGTCTTTCTCGGGACTCCGCCTTTTGTGATCTTGTTAAAGTATTCGAGGTCGAATGGAATGCGATCCTCTTCTGTGTGGTAGAATTCATAACGTTCCTCTACGTTTTCGATATAATCATGACCAACGTTAGTATCAAATGCAACTCCCAGAGCTTTAGTCAATAGCTCCGGAAGTGCATTCTTTGTCAACGTGTCATGCTTGCCGTCAATAATCGTAATCGATTCCATGACCGCGTTGTAGATAGCACGATCTTGGCACCACTTCTCAGTGTTCTCAAGTAACCAAGATTCGTCTACATCATCTCCGTCAAACAGTGTACTAGCAATATCAACTGCTGTAGTAAACTGTTCACTACTGAGATTCGAGTGCTCATTCAATTCTACAAGGAATGCTTCGCGAGCTGGCAGTGAATTATATTTTGCAACGTATTTACCAGCTTCTTTGAAGAGTGTACGATAGGGACCTTCAAAGTATTCTGGTTTTATGAAAGGCAAAACCTTTCGCATATATTTTTCATCTGTAAGAAGTTTTCGTAGAATTGTTTGCTCAATTCTTAAATTCATGTAATAGTCTCTCCAGTTTCTCTATCTGTTGCTTGTACAAAACCTTCTTCAAGTCCAACACTAATGACTGAAGATAATATATCTCCAACATGTTGTTGTAACTCTACATCTTGTACGGAGAGATCTTTATCCGGTGATTCGACAATTTGAAAATCATAGGTGATAGCTTCTTGTTTATCATCATATGCAACTTCTCCAAAGACAATTATTGTCTCTGGATATTTGT